GCTGCGTCAGCAGGAAGGGTAACAACGGTTGGTGGGATTAGATCTATTGCTGGGATTGTTACGGCATTAAACCAAGTGGAATCAATCTCTGTCGGGCAGTTCGGATCGGTTGTATCAACATGGTACTCCCACATTCCGTTGTACTTAGTCGGTTGAAAAATTGCTACGACTTTTGGTGGTTGGAATTTGACCTTTCCTTCTTGCCCTTCGATGAGGTCGTCGGGTATTTGGAAGGCTCCCTTGTAGATTACTCCGTATCTTTTTGCGCCTTCTCGTAGGGTTGCCTTATAGAGTAAGGCGACATAAGGTGCGATATCTGCTCCTGAAGCATAAACTCCGCCGACTGCTGCGTTCGTCTGACCGAGCAGTTCGACTCTTTGTGCGCTGGATAAATCCGCGAGGTCTGCTTCGATGTCTACGCTGTCCAGAGTTGTTGCCTGGTCCCATAGCATATTTTCGGCATACAATTTCTCTGTGTTTTGTTTAGGTTTAATAAGTAAGGTTTTTACTCCGTCGTAATAGTTAGGTGGGTTGTAAGTTAATCCGGTTAGATTGTCTTTTGTTTGTATTGCTACATATAATTTTTCAATTCCTACAATCGGCATTTAATGAATTCCTTTCAACTTAAATTACATAAGAAAAGCGCAGGGCCTTGTGATAAATCTGAGTCTCAGATTCATACAGGTCCAGCGCTGTTGTTCGTTTGAAGCCTTCTAATTCTAACGTCGATTTAATTTGATCAACGAGTGATGAGTCGTCGCCTTTTGACCACAAATCCACTTGCACATAATAGCCCGTGGCTATTTCCTCGTTTTCTGCCCAAGCCTCACCCTGTTCGTTATAGCAGAAGAAGGTAATGTATGTCGAAGCGGTCCCTGAATACGTTTGCCAGGATACCGGAACGCCCAGTGGTTTGAGAGCTTTCACTAGGATGCTATTAATCATAATCCCAAGGACTTCGCAATCGTCTGTATCATCGATTCTTCAGCCTCTTTTCGTCGGTGTTCATAGGCTGGTTGAACGAAGGGCTGAGCTTGCATCTTACTTGTACCCCATTCCAGGAATTTAGCTCTCCAGTTCGTGGCTTTGCCGGGACCAATTTCAAGATATTTAACGCCATTTTTCGTTTTAACACCGGATACTTGGATGTCATCCCGGATGTGGAGGTGGGTGATCGAACTCACCTTGACGAGACTCTTCATTTCATCGGCAATGGGTTCACCAGCCGCTTTGAGCGCCTGATTCTCGACCCGGCTTGCCTTATAACTGACTTCCTTAAGCTGGTTTAAGAGTTCATCAAGTCCCTGAAGCTCCATCTCAGCCGCCATTTTGCAACACCTGCCTTGTATGGATTTCAAGCCAGCGCCTACGACCTGTCGGATCAATTGGCGGTACCTTTACCTCAAACGAATCTGTGCCATGGATAACGTTCATACCTGCTTTGATACCATCGCGGTAACGGACAGTAAACAAAATATCCGTCTCGGCTTGTGCTGCTGCAGCCTGATAAAACAATTTCCCTTTTAGCCCGGTTCTTTTAGCATAGGTGGTGATGAGCGTTTGCCAATCTTCCAGTGGGTTACCGTTATCATCCGTCTGGTCAAGGGCAGCGTTATATTGAATGATGATTTTATGTCTTAAATCCCCCGGATTCATAGCAGCCCCCCTTTACACTGGCGGTATTCTGTCCATCCATAGGAGCGCTGACACTGCAAACGCTATCTCCCCTGGTGCTTGGCCTGTGTCACTTAAGGGCGTCCGGTTCTCATACCAGTGACTGATGAGGAGTTTCATGGCTTGCTTTACCTTTTGAGGGACAGTTTCTGCGGTATCACCGTAACCACACGAAAACTCAATCACGACCGCATCCAGCGGGAACGGTACGAACGGAGGCCATGGCTGTGCATAGGGCGGAGATAAGCGACCCAATACGCCACGGGTGCTGACAACATATTGTTGGGTTACGGTTAGTGTTGTCACGATCCCGGCGGAGTTCTTATAAGTGACTTGGTCGACGGTTTGCAAGTTCCCTCTCGGTAGTTCAATCACTCGACTTGGCCAGTGGTCAAAGCTCATTTGCCAAGTTTGAGTGATGTAGGCGCGGTTTTGAAACGCTTCACAATACTCCCGAGCTGCTGTAATTAAGGCACTCAAGTAGTCATCCTCGGAAGTATCGGTCACATCGTCGACTCTGAGATAGGTCTTTACATCCTGAACTTGCAGGGGTTCATTGGCGGGTGATGTGGTTAAGACTAAGTTCATGACACCCCCCTTTCACGGAAAAAAAGACGACAATACGTCTCCTTCTTAATCGATGATTTCACTAGGTGGAGTCGATCCACCATAACGCAAATCGCCTAATATATACTGTGCTGCCGTAATATTGGTCACATCAGAGGCCGCGGTTTTTACCGTAATGCAATCGAATCCGTTGTTCACATCCAAGTGAGAGGGGTTAATTTGAAAGACCACTAGTTTTTGTTTGAGTGCAGCCGAGGTGGTGAAGGAGACTGCATCTGTCTGTCGAACCAGGGCATCGGTAGTAGCGCAATCTTGATCTGCCCAAATTTGAATGACGTTAGTGATGGCTTTACTGCCACTGCCTTCTACATCTGTGGCTTGCTCTATCGTTATGGCTACATTGGCGGCATTAGCTTGGTTAATGCTAACTAACACAAAACACATCTCGGCATCCCGTAGGGATACATAGGCTCCGGTAATTGCACCACCGACTTGCGGGGTAATCGCCTCGACGGGTTTATCCTTTTCTGGAATTTGACACATAGTTTTATACCTCCATTACATCGAATTTTTACCGGGTTGCCGTAGCGACAAACGGACTCAGGGTATTGGACCCCTTAAACGGAGTCAGTGCATTATTCCAAACGGGTTGTCCGTCAACCCTATAAATGAATCTGAAACAATTCTCGTCATACAGGAAGCGCACGTGGATTGACGATGCTGCGTTAATTCCACCTTTGTCAATGATCAGATATTGAGACAAATCGCCCAATAGGATGTCCCCCGACGTGCCGAGAGTGGGGCATTGCTCCAAGGGAACGACAGGTCTGCCAAACAACGTACTATAAGGTGATCCAGAAACTCCGCCTGCTGGCATATATACGGGGAGTCCGCCTGTGCCCACAGCCAGTGACATGGTATAGAGCTGGGGTTCGATGTCTTGGTTAATATACCAGACCGCGTTTTGGCGGGAGCGTCCCCAGCAGCGTGACCACATACCCACGATGTTTTGAATGTTGATGGTACCTGCTGCTTGACCTACTACTTTGGGAACCTGCACTAATGCCTTGCCATTCAAAATACCTAAAGGCATACCCGCACCCGTTCCGTTTAGAATGGCGTCGTCTAGCTTGAACCCGAACTCTTCCGCGAAACCTTGACTGATCACGGCTTCCAAGGCGGTAGAGTCTAACAGAAGTTCATCCGTTGCATAACAAAGGCCCGTTAATTTATGGAGGTTGAGTTCCATCTGACGAAATTTAGGTTTGCTTCCGGTCAGTGCATCAGCCTCACCTTCCCAGTAAGCCTGAATGCCGCCCCACCGTGAACCGTTCGCGCGGTTACTCTCATCGATGGCATTGATTTTAAGGCCCGTTGCGTTAGTGCTCAGGGGTACTTTGTTACAACGGCTAGCCAATACTCCTGTGTCATAAGCCCGTTTAAGAATCTCCTTGGTGAAGTCGTCGTCGACTAGGAACCCACCGTCGCTGCCCACATTTTCATTTAATCCCGTAGCCGCTTTAATGGATAATCTGTTGTCGATAGAACCCCCGGGCTTAGCTGCTTCAATCACGGCGCGCAGTTGTTCGCCAAAATTGGAGAATCTCTCTATTTTGGCCTTGGGTTCAGCGTACAACGGAAGGTTGACTGGATTAGAGACATCTTTTTGACGCGCTTCCAAGTCCATAGCCGCCTTGATCGTGTTTTCCAGATTGACTATTTCCACTTGCAGCGCATCGAAATCGACTTGTTGCTCGGCGCTAAATCCTTTCCCAAGTGCCATGGCTGTATTTAAGAGTGCTTGCTGCGCGTCTAGTTTCTGTCTAAGTAATGCTTTAAAATCCATGAACTAATCGCCTCCTGTTTAAATTTAATTGCGCTTGATATAGGACAATCCCCGGCTGGCCAATGTCATCGTCAGCTGTTTCATCGTTACTCGTCCCCATACCGTCGTCCCCACTATCTCCGTTATCCAGTTGAGCAAGGACTTCAGTCAAACAATCCATCGCTTGCTGAATGAGTGCTTCGTTGGCGGATGATATTGTTCGGCCTGCATTTTGAATCTCGGGCAAATTATTAAGCAGTGGTTCAGCGACGACGCTTACCACTGCTTTGTTGCTGGGTTGTTCCTTGGGCTGTTCTTTGGGCGGCTCGTTGACCAAAGGCTCTGCTTCTGAACTGACCAAGGCTTGTTTCGGCGGGTTACGGAATCTGCCCAGATTAAAGGACAAACCGTTCATGGTCAGGTAATCCTTGTTCATCGAGGCTGCGATCTGCTTAGTCCCTTCGATCACATCGGCAAAGCCCAAGGCCACGGCCTCTTCAGCAGTCATCCAGGTTTCAGCATTCACCATTTCCATGATCTGCTCTGCCTCAAGGCCTGTTTTCGCTTGGTAGGTTGAAAGGATACTTTCGTCAATTTTGTCCATGTCATCTGCGAGTTTCCTTAGATCATGGGCATTACCGATGGCCATGGTCCAGGCTTTGTGGATCATCAGCATGGCATTTTTCGGCATATAAATCGTGTCGCCAGCCATGGCGATCACTGAGGCAATACTGGCGGCTAGGCCATCGATATATACGTTTTTCTGAGCTGTATGGCGTTTGAGCATAGAGTAGATGGCTTGTCCCGCGAAAACATCCCCGCCGCCGCTGTTAATGTAGATGTTGAGGACGGAGATGTCACCCAGTCCCTTTAAATCCTGGGCAAAATCTGAGGGCGTTATTTCATCCCCATACCAAGTCGAACTTGAAATGTCTCCGTACAGCAAAAGCTCCCCTTCAGAGGGAGCCTTTTTATTTGCCCTAAATTCCCAAAACTTCTTTTTCAATGTCTCACCTCCTCTCATTGATCATTTTGTAGGTGTCTTCAGCCAGGCCATTCGGCGAAACAGAGTCCGCTGTGGATGGGGCTTGTCCAGCTTCTGTAAAATTCAACGGCTGCATGTAAATATCCCCATTGGCTATCGGTGTCATGTTTTCCAGCTTCCGAATGTCATTGACCGATAACCAACCCCACTGTCTGCCTTGCGCATAAGAAGTGGCACGACTTAGAACGTCCCCTCTCAAAAGGCTGTCGATTTTAAACTCAATATAAAATCCAGCCCTGCGTTCCAGCGGTGTTAAGAGCTGCATATTGATGTTCTCTTCCCACCGCTTAAACCAGGGCAGCATGGTGTACATGACGAATTCCAAGCTCTGCTGCTCAATATTTGAAAAAGTAGCTCCGTCAAGATTTTGTATCAGGTGCAGGGGCACGCGGTAAATCCGTGCAACATCTTCCAACTGAAACTTTTTGTTCTCTATCAGTTGAGCATCCGCTGGCTTAATCGATAATTGACTAAACTTTGCGCCGCCTTCTAAGATGATGGGCTTCCCTGTATTCGCTAGTCCCTGATAACTTTTGGCAAAGTCCTTTTTCAATCGTTCATACGCTGTATCTGCGAGAGCACCGGGATACTCAATCACCCCCGACGAATTGGCCCCGTTTTTATAGAAGTTGATGCCAAAGCGTTCATAGGATAATCCCAAGCGAATGGCTGAAGAGACATATTCAATTGGGGAAAGCCCTACAACACCGTCCATACTGAGTCCGGCGACGTGGAAAACCTGATCTCTTGATAACTCGAGTTGTTTCGTTCCATCTCGAATCTTGTAGACTAGCCTATTTGTGGCGAGGTCTCGGGTGATGGTTACCTTCGACCACTCGTAAGGATATAGCCCCACGAGATCACCGTATTTGTTGACCAGTTTTTGACTGACGGAGTTACCGCCAAGGTTTAGAGAAACCATACAGGTTTCTTTGAAATTGAACGGGGACATTTCCTCGTTGGGTTGGTTATGAAGAATGTCATAGATGGCTAGGTCGTTTCTGGTTTCGCGATCTCCATTCTCCTTCTTTCGATAAAGCATCACGGGTGTACCAGCCAAGGCCTCTGCAAGGACCCTTACACAAGCAAAAACAGCCGTGTATTTCATGGCTGCTCTAGAATCCATTTGGCCTGGATAGTCTAAGCCTGATACGTCGTCGCCATTTAAGAAGCGTTGAATGTAGTCATCGAAGCCTTGTCCGAAGAAGAATTTAGCGCGTTGGAAGAATTTCAAATATTATCACCTCCTTGTTTTCGGGTATGGAAAAAGCACCCTTTCAGGTGCTCAGTTTAGCTATTCTTCAATTGAATCGCCCCATAAGCAGCACTATGTAAAGTAACACCAGCAGTTCACATGACACTGGTGCTATCTTTTTAATGAAGCCGTAAATAAATGTCTAAAGTATTTTACATTTTTTTCATATGTGTTATGATAACAATGTAAAACACTTTAGACATTGCAAGGGGTGGTTTTATGAAAACAATTTTGTTTGCTTTATTATTTTGTATCGTTATTTTAGTCGTCGGGAAGTTACTTTTATAATTTATCTGAGGGGGTTGAGTATGCACAAAATGGACGAAATGGAAATGAGCCTTAGTTTGAAAGCGATAAAAGGGGCTTGGGCATATATAAATGTATTTTTAGTGATTTGGATTATCTATGATTACATTCAGAAAAAACCTTTGGGATTAGAATTTTTTCTTTTCATAACACAATTTCTTGTTCTTGTTGTAATTCAATCTATTTTGACATGGAAACTCGGGAAAGATGAAAAATAATATTAGAACATTAAGAAAACAACTTGGATTTAGACAGGAAGATATAGCAATTACGCTTGGCGTTACAAGGCAAACGATTAATGCAGTTGAAAATGGAAAGTATAGCCCTACGCTGGAATTAGCCATGAAACTTGCTAAACTACTAAACACTACGGTAGATGAATTATTTAAACTTGACAGTTAAACAGAGATAAATTCCTTTTTGGGACATATAAGTGATGTTACGTAAAGCACCAGCATTCTATCAAGGTAAGGGGTTCCATTTTGGAGTTGAAAGACCAAAATAGTACCCCTTTTTAACATAAAAACAGCAAATAATTATCCAGTCTATCTCTCCTATAACCCTTGGTACAAGCGGGTCAGTTATGAAAACAGCAATATTTCAGCATATATTCAGCACGCCATTAGCAAAATAATTAATTATTTATTTTAAATATACGATGCTAATGATATGCTATTTTGCTTGCTGAAAAAATGCTGATTTTGTGCTGATTTTTGAAATTATCCTTTACCGTAGCTGCTATGCTAACACGCTAGAAGGCCACCCATCAACGATTTTTGTAATGGGCGACCTTCTATTGCGCTATATTACTTATATGCCGAAAATGTGCTTTTCGAAGTGTTGAAAATACGCTAAAACCTTTGCGATTTCTGCTGCTAATTTAAGGTTTCAACTCCAAAATGGAACCCCTTATCTATCAAGGACGCTGGTGCTATTAAAATCGCATATAATAATGGAACTTTTTATACGCAATTGGAATCTATATAGTGAACGTTCAAATGATAAACGGGTAAGGATTTTGATAATAGGGGGTGAAGAATGGTAGAGATTAGTACGGAACTAATCAGTAAGGCAAAGCGTGGAAATACAGAGGCCTGGGAATGTTTGCTCAAGGAGCTATATCCTAACGCTCGGAATAAGGCGTATTCTTTATTGAGAGATGGCGACTTAGCTCAAGATGCTGTCCAAAACGCCATGATTAAACTCTATAAGAATCTGGCTAATTTACAAGATGATCAAGCTTTCTTTGGCTGGTGGCAAAGAATTCTCACGAACGAGATATACTTGATACTTCGGTTAAAACGCAGGGAAATCTCTTGCATAGAACCTCAGATGTTAAGAGAAAAGGCTCTCGCCATTGAAGATTATGTTGTCCTCAAAGTAGAACTGGCTCAGGCAATTCAAACCCTTCCGTTAAAACAACAGCAAATTCTCCTGGATGTCGATGTTAGAGGAAATGACTTAAAAAAAGTAGCCACTGATTATGGACTTCCTTTAGGTACCGTTAAGTCTCGACTTTTTAGGGCAAGGACTAAGTTGCAAGAAATGCTTGAAAACTTCTCATTAATACAAAAGGAGCGAGGGAATATGATTCAAAATCAATTAACACTAAGTGATAGAGCTTATAATTATCTAGAGGGAACCATGGATCATCCTGAAAGAGTTGCTTTTGAGAGTGAATTAGATCAAAATCCTGAGTGGATGGCGGATCTTGAAAAGCACAAGAAATTCCTTACGTTATTGCATTCTCTAACGGGTAGAATCACTCTTACAGCTGAAGATATAAAGCAAAAGGTCCAATCTATACAAGAAAAAATTAAGGATTATGAGATCATCGTTGATGAAACCAGCTTTGAAAATGGAACTTCAAAGACTACTACCACCCATAATTGGTTTAAAAATCCTGACTGTTACAGAATGGAGTATGATGTTCCGGCTGGGGGTTCAATTGTCATCTGTGCTAAGCATAATTACGTCATAAGTTGGGCTACAGAAACTAAAAAGGCAACGAAAGTAACGTTGAGTAAAGAATATAAGGAACGGATGAACTTTAATTATGTTGATTCCCTCAAGCGGATGACGGAGAATAAAAGTAGCCGGGTTCTTGATACTGAATACATGAAAGGGCGACCAACCCTTCATATACAGTTTACGGAGAAGGTTGCCGAATTAGGCGAAATGAGTACCCATCTCTGGATGGATAAGGATACTTGGATGCCTATTGTAACCGAATATTATAATATCAAGGGAAATATTGTTAATCGTAGAGAAGTGAGGGAACTGAGAATAAATCAAGAATTAAACGATTCAATGTTTGAACTAAACCTTCCCCATGATGTAACAATCGATGAACGTCCGAGTATAGCACTTCCCAAAGAAACAACATTTGAGAAAGCAACCCAATTGCTGGGCTATGCTCCATATACTCTGGCAAATTCAAGTTATAAAACTAGCTATCAATGGGTTATGAATGACGAGAACGGCGGGATATTAAACAGCCTTTATACCGTAGTAGGAGAACAATTCCCGAAGTTTATACTATCTCAAGGAGGAAGCCAAGATGGTAAGGTTATCTCTGCTCTCTCTGACTTCACACAAGAAACCGTAAAATTCGGATTTAACTCTGATAAGGTGGAAGGAGTATTCTACAATATGGGGACTTCTATAAGCATATTTTGGGAATACAAGGGTATATCATTTTCTTGTGGTGGCCCAATAAATAAGAACCAATTATTGAAATTATTAGGGGAACTAACACAGGAACAATAAGCTAAAATAAAGCTAAGCCCCCCGGCCTTTGTGTAACAAAGCTAAGGGAGCTTAGCTTTTCAAATATTGGTTGCTTAGACTCAAAGTCCGAGTAACCACCCCATCTAAAGTGCTTTTATCTAAAGGCTTCTCATGCCCCTCTCGTTATACACGCCTCCTCCGTCATTCTGATGACGAAGTGCTCTGTCCAGGGCCATAATTAAGGCTACAGCACCGTCGATTCGTTCGGTGCTTTTTTCTTTGTCTGGTTTGATATTGCCCGCGGGGTCTGTTCTGACATAGATGTTATCCATCATCCAGCGTAATGCCGGATTGCCACTATGGGCTATTTTCTCATCCATTGTCAGCCTCATCAGTTCCTTCGTTGAAGGAGACATATCCTTGAATCCTTGCCCGAACGGCACCACGGTGAAGCCCAGACCCTCTAAGTTCTGGGACATCTGTACCGCGCCCCAGCGGTCAAAGGCAATCTCTCGGATATTATAGTTAACTCCAAGTTGTTCAATGAAGGTTTCAATAAATCCGTAGTGGACGACATTACCTTCTGTTGTTTTAATAAAATCTTGCTGCTCCCAAGTATCGTACGGTACGTGATCCCGTAGCACTCGCTTGTCCATATTGACTTTAGGTATCCAAAAGAATGGCACAACTTGATATTTCTCGTCTTCGTCGTTTGGTGGGAATACCAGGACAAAGGCTGTAATATCAGTCGTACTTGAGAGGTCAAGTCCGGCATAACACTCGCGTCCTTTTAACCTTTCAAAGTCAACTGGAAATGCACATTTGTCCCATGCTTCCATAGGCATCCACCGTATTGATTGCTTCACCCAAATGCAGAGTCGTAATTGCTTAAAGGAGTTTTCCTCGGCGGGGTTTTGTCTAGCATTCTCACATGCAATAGTCATCTTATCTTCAGCAACGGTAATCCCCATGCTTGGATTAGCCTTCCGCCAAGTTTCCGGCTTTGTCCAGTCGTCGGTTTCACTCGCTGCGTAGATGGTGGGGTAAAAGGTCTTGTCAGTTTTTCTACCTTCTAATATATCAACCGCTTTCTGATGAATCTCGAAACCGATACTGTGTATATCGTTGCCTGCGGTAGTGATCAGAAAATTTAACGGCTGTCGTCTCGCATCCGAAGCACCTTGAAGCATGACTCTGGCCATTTCTCGATTTGCCACATGAAGTTCGTCATAAAGTACAGCGTGTGGATTGATTCCGTGTTTAGAAAATGCTTCACTTGAAAGAACCTGGTAAAACGAATTCCTCTCTGGAAAGACAATCCGCTTCTGTGACCCCACGATCTTTAACCGTTTTTGAAGTGCTGGACACAGACCAATCATATCCACAGCCACCATATAAATTAAACTAGCTTGTGCTCGATCTGCTGCACAACTGTAGATTTCTGCCCCATACTCATCATCCGCCACCAGCATAAAAAGGGCGATCGCCGCCCCAAGTTCTGTCTTGCCTTGCTTTTTAGCAATCTCAACATACGCCGTATTAAACTGACGGTTCCCGTCTTCCTTTACCACGCCAAAAATGTTACGAATGATTTCTATTTGCCAATCGAGTAGTACAAACGGTTTGTTATGCCACTCTCCTTTGGTATGCCTAAGGTTTTCAATAAACGCGATGGCATAATCCGCTTTGGTTTTAACATAATGTGAGGTCGTAAGCATGAACCGGGTTGGAGTAAAGGCTTTAACGTTTTTTCTAGCCAAAATCTCACCCCGGCTCTTTAATTATGAGAAGCCCCTTATAACTTTTTATCCGTTTAGCCATTTGTCTTCACCTCCTGTGCTTTTTCAGGTAGCACATTAATCACTCTAAACGCACAGGGAAACAGCGAAAGGAGCCTCTTGCGAAGGCTCCCTTATTTATCAGTTGCTCCTTCATTAAAAGGGATACCGTTTCCCAGTAAACAGTCCTAAGTAATTATAATTTCCGGCTTTCACTTGCTCCAGTTCGGCTTCCGACGCTTCCTGGTAGCGAGGGTGTGCCTTCTCTAGTTCAACGCAGTCCATACATAATACGTCCTCATTCATCCGCGACATCGTCCGAGCACCTAACGCGCCGCCACATCTTGAACATTTCTCCTGGGATAAGAATTCGTTCTTCATTAGCCCTTCACCCCCGGTTGTGATTTGTGCAGGGTCTGCATAATGCCGATCACGCGCCTTCGGGTTTAATTCCCTGCACTCCCCAACTGTTACCGCTTTGAAGTATAGGTCCCTCTCAATGCCTGGAATGCCGTGCCATTTGACAGTTAGCAGTTCCTCAAGCGTAAAGTAGCCCCATTCTTTCTCGAAGCCTATGACCAGTCCGAAGAAAAGGTAATTACCATTTTCTTGGCGTCCCCCCTCGACCACATACCAAGTCCAGTCACTCCCCAAGGCAAAGAATTTGCAGACGATTGTTTTATCCTGGGTTTTGACTTCCTCGGTGCTGTAAAGTGCTGGGATCGTGTGCTCGATGGCTTTGGTAAGAAGTTTCATTATGATATTACCTCCGCCTGTGTGCGTTTGGCTTCGGCGGCTTGTTGGGCTTCAATCGTGCGGTAGGCAGCGTTTCCGTCCAGTTTGCTAAGGAGGATCTTGCGCGTGGCTTTATATTCCGTTCCGATGAAGCCAAGCTTCAAGAGAAAGCAGCGGAAGGCGTAACGGTCATTGGTCGCTTCCTTCTGCTTGGTTGAACTAAACTTTTGTTTCTTTGCCTGCTCGTTTAGCTGGAAGCAAAGTATCCCGAAAGCGTGGACCTCTTCGGCATCCAGACTGGCGTTAAAAAAGCTAAAGGAAATGCTCTTATCTACCAAGTCAATGTCCAAATCGCTATCCCCTTCAATCTGCCCGGCTTCGATAGCGTTGTTTACGACGCTGACAAACTCCTCCAGCGTATCAATGGGTACTGCGTTGATCGCGGTAACAAGACTAGCTGGGAGGATAGCTTCATACCGGGCCAGAGCTTTTTGTATAAGTGTTTGCTTGCTCCAAATAAGATTTGCAAGGTTTCGAAGGCTGTTTCCTGTATGTCCTGTCATTGGAATGCTCACGGTCAAATTCCCCTCGGTTGAAGCCCCTGCTATTTTCAATGCATCTAGCACCATCCGTAGAGTCACATGCTCATCTTTGAATCCGGTTTCTGTCGTTGTAACAATACCCTGTTTATCAATTGTCCAGCCTCCGGCAATGTAGTTGAAACTCGGCACTCCTGCGTAAATAACTTGTTCTCCAATTGTGTCTGCAATAACTACCGCTACTTGTTTTCGTTCTAAGCCTGTTACTTTGAAGGTGAATCTTATGTTATCGTTTTCCATGGTGTATTCCTGCCTTCCCTTTTACCCCTTCGGGGGTGTACACATTCATCACTCTGTGCGCCGGGAAAGTCAAGACTTTAATGTGTCTCTTGGTAGGACACCTTTTCACCGTTTCGAATTAAAAAAACACCAGTATCACTACCAGTGTTTTCAATGTATCTCTTCACAATAACGTCAGCGTATTTTTCGTCGAGCTCCATCATGTGGCAGACTCTTTCAGTTTGCTCTGCGGCGAGAATTGTTGTACCTGATCCGCCAAACAGGTCCAGTACCAAGTCACCCTTATGGCTAGAATTGACGATGGTCCTTGCCACCAGTTCGATCGGTTTCGTCGTAGGGTGATCCGGGCTGCGCTTTGGCCTGGGGATGTCCCACACGTCGCTTTGCTTTCTATCCGCCAAAGGGCAAAGTCTACTGTTCCCTTCAAGCCAACCATACCAAAGAGGCTCGAATTTTGTATGATAGTCCTTTCTGGATAGTACTAGCGAGTCCTTACTCCATATAATCGTACTTGACCAATGATAACCAGCTTGGCTCATAACATTCATGAGGCTTCCCCATTCTTGGGCACTCATTACCACATATGTCATACATCCAGGTTCACTAACTGCGCTCATAGTAGTGAATACTTTCAGCATGAAATCCTTGAAATCTTCTGTGCTCATCTTGTCATTGAGAATTTGACGACCCGGTTTCCAGCTTGGATGGTTACTCCCACCGTAGTCGACGTTCCACGGCGGGTCTGTAAAGACCTGCCGGGCTTTCTGCCCATCCATTAGTACCTTGACCTCATCTAGAGAAGTGCTGTCCCCACACATTAAACGATGCTTGCCAAGCAACCAAATATCGCCTCGCTGACTTATCGGGGTTTCAATTTCCGCTAGAGCTTTATCTGTGTCAAAGTCATCCTCTATGACATCTTTAGAGCCAGCGTCGTCATCCCCAAACAACTCATCAATCTCCGCTGCGTCAAAACCCGTTATAGAAACATCGAAGCCATTGTTGCCGAGATCTTTTAACAAGTCCGTGAGAAGCGGCATGTCCCATTCACCTGATACTTTGTTGAGCGCGATATTCAAAGCTTTCTCACGCTGCTCGTCCATATCCACAACCACGCAGTCTATTTCCTTTGCACCCAACTCAGTCAAAATTTTATATCTTTGATGCCCACCTACGATGTTACCGGTTTGCTTGTTCCAGATGACCGGCTCGACATAACCGAATTCCTCCATACTTTTACGAAGCTTTTCATAGTCCGCATCACCGGGCTTTAGGTCTTTACGGGGATTATAGTTTGCCGCCTTTAATTGATTGGTGGGTATTTTCTGGATGTCCATTGTTTCCCTCCCATAATGAAAACACGCCTGATAAAGCGTGTCTAAAGGTATAATCCGTAAAGTAGATTCTGGTATTTTCGCCTGTGAGCCCGATCCGCCATTCACTCCGAACACTTACCCTGCTCTTAAACGCCATCCCCACACAAGCCAACGTGAAGCAACACCGGGTTGTTTTTTTATCGACTCTTTCTTGCTGTAAGTAAATGTTCCATCGCATCCTCGTGAGGATTCGCTCCTGCATAATTTTGAGTGCTGTTGTCCTGCACCACTTGGTAAATCTGATACCAAATGCTGTTTGCCTGCTTCATAAAGCTCTGCGACATGGCAACAAAGGGCGAAGGCATGGCGTTTCCAGTGGTTGGATGCCTAGCCAGAAATCCGAATTCGGTGATACTCTCTTCGCACTGAATCCAGCGTGACACCGCCATGGCATATTGTTCTAATAGCTGAGGATTGAGCAGGTGCGCACACTTGCGTTCCTTTAGCCAATCCCAGGTTTTCTCATATATTTCTACGGCATAGGAGTCTTTACCGCCCTTCTGGTTTGCCGAAAGATAGTCTCTTGGCGGCGGCATCTCCTGTCCTGTTAAATTAGTAACGCCATCAAATTCCACAATGGTCAGTTTCCTTTTTCCGGGGTTGCCTTCAAGAATCTTCTCGGCAATGGGTTTTTTCTTACCGCCCGCACCGACACGAGCACCCCCGTGTCCGTTTGCCATGATCTCACCTCGTCTATATCAACTTGAAACTTGCCTATACCCTTTCTTGAACCTGCGAAATCTCACGCGTGACCCTTCATCCGGTCCCTTTTGGTAAGGTTGGAGGTATTTAGACCGCCCCCACCCTAGTTATCCACCTATATTTAAACTTATCCACCAGTTATCCCCAGCGTCCATCCTCACGGGCAGTCTTTGTATCATGACATGATTTGCAAAGGCTTTGCCAATTGCTCTCGTCCCAGAACAACGCTTGATCCCCTTTGTGGGGCTTGATATGATCAACCGTATTTGCTGGCGTAAGTTTATCTTCTCGTTCGCACGCCACACAGAGTGGATGCTCTATCAGATAACGTTTACGCGCCTTAACCCACCTAGAGCCATATCCGCGACTCGCAGCCGAACCACGTCTGTGATCGTATTCCTTTGTCACTTGTTTTTGATGCTTGTCGCAATATTGCTCGGAGGTTAATTCAGGACAATCTGCGTGAGAGCATGGACGCTTCGGTTTGGTTGGCATCAGCACATCACCTTTCCGCTATATACGTTTCTTGCGCCAGTCCCTGCAGTCATATAGGTCTGTCAAATGTTGCATATCCCCTCGTTGCCTCTCATCATTTGGTCATAGGTTTTAAATTCTTCTGAGTCTTCGTACATTTCCCGTAGCAGTTGTTTTTCTTTGCACCGCTTTCCGTCCCAACGTTTACAGTTAGTACAGACTTTTGCCCATCCTGCTTCAACGGGTGCAAATAAAACGCACCGTACCATAATTCATCCCTGCCTTTATATGAATATAGGCCGCCATTAATGGCAGCCGTGTTTTAAAAAGAATGCGACCAGAAGGTTGCTATATAAAAAGTACGAGCAGTGCAAAAAGGCCCCTGGACGAGCTGTCCAAGAGCCTCTATATACTTTCCGCATCTTTACTATACCATGGGTAAGAATCCACTTTCAATCAACTCTTTGTTCACCATTAGTCCACACTTTGTTCACCATGAGCGGAAGCCAGTTGTTAAATAACTAACTTCCCCACATCATAAAGTCTTTCTAGTTCTAGGATACCTTTTTTACGATAATTCCCTATCATAGTATGTGATACACAATGTTTGCTACGAAGCTCCTTCCACGAAAGCCCCATAATAAACATATCCGTTATAATCCCAGACATCCTAGGCTCCAACAGAGTAATACAGTAATCCAGCATGTCCATTTCTCGTTTCTGTGTGTTGTACTTCATTACCAAAGCTTTTACATGATCAAAATTCAGCTTATCTGTAGACTCACGGTATATAAGGGCAATCCTCGATGTTTTATCAGAGACGCCACTGGTTTGAACAAGCTCGCCTTCTGGATTGGTGAATGTTAACGCAGTAATAACCTCTGCATAACCCAGCCCTCGAAATGTCTCAATCTCAAAATTCAATCTGTCCAGGCTTCTTTTTATTTCATGATAATCCTTGAGTAAATGCTCTACGTGCTCTTTCGTATCCATTCTGTCTCACCTCCTGATGTCAGTCTTTTTATCTTCTGCCTGCCTCCAATTACATAAATCACTGTTGCACGTCTCGCAGGGATCACTTTCCTGTTCATGGCGTTCGGCAGCAGTCATTACTACAAACAAGCAGCGCCTGCACACATCTATGCTTGTCCAACTATTCATCGACATAATAAATTTCATTACCATGGCTCCTACTTGGATAGCCTCTTCGTGCATCCGGTCTTTGCTAGGATGTTTTTTCTTAACCTCATCCCAAAACTCGTCCAGTTCTTCCAAAAGCACCGCGTATCCTTCGTGTGGTGATGTAAAGTTTATTCCATGGAGTCTGTTAGCTCGCTCAAGTTCGTCGATTAGGAGGGATGCTATCATTGCTTTCATTTTCGATCCTCGCTTTCACCGCATCGATCAGTGCCATTTGCCCGACTTCTTTTCGACTCAGTGCTGCTATAACTTGTTCATCAATTGTTCCACTGGTAACTATATGGTGCACAATGACGGTTTCATTTTGACCCTGACGGTATAATCGCCCATTGGCTTGAAGGTAGAGCTCCAAACTCCAAGTGAGCCCAAACCAGATGATGATGTTCCCACCCGCCTGTAGATTTAAACCATGTCCTGTCGAAGCCGGGTGTGCAAGGACGACCTCAAGTTTACCATCGTTCCAGTCCGTAATATCTTGTGATGTGCTCAGCTCTCTCGGATTAATTTTCCGGGCCTTGAAGAATTCATAAAGCTTGGTCTTATCGTGCTTGTAGGCATAAAACACTAGGATGGGTTTACCATTCGCCCCTTCCCACAAATCCTCCAAAGCATCAAGTTTGCGTCGGTGTATTTGCCGTACTTCGCCGAACTCATCGTAGACCGCACCGTTTGCCATTTGCAGCAGTTTGTTGGATAGTGCCGCAGCGTTTACTGCATCGATATCCCCCTCGACAAAGGGCAGCAGCATGTCTCGTTCGAGTTGCTTGTACAAAGCCTCTTCTTTCGGTGACATTTCTACGTGAACATAATTGTCAATCCTCTCAGGCATCTGTAAATAATCACAAGCCTTCATACTCACGCAGATATCCGATATTTTTTCATAAATGGCTTTCTCAGCTTCTGGCTTTAGTTTGTAACTGAAGATGACCGTTTGGTTTCGTTTATCCGGTATAAAGTACCTGTCCTTATAACCACCCATGGTTTTGCCTAATCGTTCCCCTCTGTCCAGCAAATACATCTGTGACCACAGGCCCATGAGTCCATTGGGAGCGGGTGTTGCCGTCAATCCCACGATTCGATCTACGAAGGGCCGGACTTTGCGCAAGGCTTTAAATCGATTGGCCTTAGCTGACTTGAAGCTGGATAACTCGTCGATCACCACCATGTCGAAGGGCCAGTTCTTCCCATAGCGTTCAACTAACCACTCCGTGTTCTCACGGTTGATGATATACAGGCCAACTTTTAATTTCAAAGCCTCGATCCGCTTCTTTTCAGGCCCCAGTACCTTCGCCATTCGTAAGTGCTTCAAGTGATCCCATTTTTGGCACTCTTTGCTCCAAGTGTCCTCGGCTACTCTCAGCGGTGCTATGACGAGCACTCGGCTAACTTCAAACCTGTCATGAAGAAGTTCGTCAATGGCGGTCAGGGTTAACACTGTTTTTCCCATTCCCAGGCCCAAAAAGCATCCGCAGATGGGCTTGTCCAAGACTAGATTTGCCGCATACGTTTGATATTCGTGGGGAACATATTTCATCCACAAACTCCTTTACTTTTTCCAGGCTGTCAATGATCCAAACCTTATGCCCAAGCCTCTTAAGAGCTGCCGCCATTTTCAATTGCTTGAGTAATAGACTTTTGCCTGGAGCCTTTAACTCTACGAAATACACCCGACCATCGGGAACGAGTATAATTCTGTCTGGCACTCCTACCATCCCTGGCGAGACAAACTTTAATGCCAGACCACCTTTGACCTTGACTGCATCCCTTAGTTTTATTTCAATTTGGCGTTCTCGCATTCTTTTTTATACCCCCTAAAAACTGCCCTGAATGAACGTAACGCATCACTACATGCATGCTTTGAACGCAGATAGCTTTCAAGGATCTCCTTGTCCGTTGCGCTTTTAGGGAAATCCGTTGACCGCTTCATATCTCCTGCCAAATCTCCTGCAGCTGAATCCTTGCCTAAATATCGTTTGATGCACCAATCATAAAAACTCATTGTGCTTCACCCTTCCTCTTTTTTGTACAGACCGACTTTTACTATAGAAGGAAAACCGGGGATGACGGCTTTTTGTGCCCTACTTATATATACATGGGTGTAGGCGTGTGCAGGTGTGTATACGTATGTGCATGTATGCCCCTATATCCTATATACACTAGTTAATAATAAATATATGGTAAACTCGTCTATCGCTTACAGCCATGCAGGTTTAACACGTCATCAACCCCGACTACCACCCGTCGATAATCCCTAATACCCGGTATTTCTTGCAATGTTGATTTTTCCCGTCAACCTGTCCACCTCACCATTTTTACTTTTCGCCCGTCTACCTAATTTAAGAAATCGCCAACTTCTAGTTTTATACCACGCCATCTTCTCTGCCCAGTTTTTCGGTATTCAACGATCTCTGGATGGATCGCTTGCAACCTTGTATTGAATTTCCCTTGACTGAGTGGATGATTTCCCCACTGACTACAAAAGTTCCGGTAGGCATCGTAGATGTCTTGTTTCCCTGTCATTTCTCCTTCGTTAAAGCTACAGTTTTCATCCAAGAAGTGGGCCGCTGTGTCGCTTTTATTACGGTATTCAAGCAAGCTCGCTGTGACTGTTTCTGACTCTGTAAATTTTCCCTGCTTTTTCAGGCGTTGCATCCCTTGAAGGGCTCGCAGCAGTAATCCGGATAGCCCTTCAGGTGTAAATAGGCTCTGTCGCAATTTCCTATTCGTGAACTTGGTGGGAAAGGGGATAATCAGTAGTTTACGATGGAAGCCCTCCGTGTTGTCCTTACTCGTGGGGGGCTCATTGGCACTGTAAATCAGCTTGGCACGGTTTCTGAAACTAAACGGATTTTTGTGTTTCTCCTCAGCTTGGATCATATCCCCAGAGGTGACCTCCTTAAATTGGGCTGTGTTTTCAATCGTTTTATTCGGAATATCAGCGTGAAGATTCGCCATTTTACCGAAAAGTTGTGCTGTCGAAAAGCGGTTCTCTGTTAAGGACTGGAAAGATACATTCGCGACGTTCTTATCCCCTAGCATGGCGATGATCACGGCTATAAGTGTCCCCTTGCCATTTCCTCCTTCGCCGTGAAGCACGAGTGACTTTTCATAACGCATTGTGGGAATAAGGCAATACCCGACATACTCTTCTACAACCATTATGGCATCGGCAGGAACAACCGCTTTTAAGAACACATCAATCTCTGAACAATCCGCTTCCGGATCATAGGCCGCCGAAAGTTGGACAATGCTTTTTAACTCCGGCGTATGGGGTTTTAGCTCTAAGGTTTCTAAATTGAGCAGCCCATTCAGCAGGTTTAACCAACTTCCTGTATTCATCGCATCTTCCGGGGTTACCCTGAAAACTGTATTTTTAATATAGGCTAGGGCTTCTCGCAGCCGCGACATTGTAAACTCTGACTCAAGTGCCGCCGTCGCCTCTTTATGAAACACCCTTTCGTCCCTTATATAAACGCCGTTTTCGTAAATATACAGGTCGTCGTTCATTATAAAAGCCCCATGCCCCTTCAAAAACCACTCTGCCATATACGCTGATATGAATTTATCGTCTTTAAAGAAGAGTCGCTTAGAATCAACGTTTTCGCCACCAAAATCAGCCTCGATTGCTGCCATTCGTTCTAGGTTTAATGTCTCCTGAACCAATACATCATCGACAACGAAATCCTGCATGGCTTTATATGAGGGTCGCTTGCTCGGAGGTGTATTCTCTTCTACTCCTTCATCCTGAGCACCAAACTTATGGACGCGTACCAAGTCGAAGGCGTTTACTAACTTGCCACTGATGGGATCTGTCCCATGGTGTGAGAAGGCAAACGTGTCATTGTCGTATAGTATCAATCCGCCAGAAGTGGAGCCACCAAGGAAGGTATACCGTCCTTCTATATCACAGGGGGAATATACGTCTCCGAGGAACGTTTCCAGTGCTTCGATTATAGAATACGTGCGGCAAAAGGCTCCAATTAAGCCAGTTTTGGTTGTGGGGTCGGTCTGTTTCTCCGCTGACTTTTTGATAACACTTTGCTGTCTGGATGATACCGGCCAGCTTGAAGCATCCTTCCAGTCCTCGTAGCTTCCCAAGACTTCATCAGGGTTCATCCAGGGTCCGTCAATGTGTTCGAACACATACTTTCCACCCGTGGATGTTGAGGGCCAGTACATGAGCCTAGCAGCTGAATACGTCGTATCATCGAACATTTCGATGCCAAGGTCGCATGCTACCTTACGAGCGATGGCTGTGTATTCCTCAGCCGATACCACCCTCGCCAGTGGGATAACAAGCCTGAGCCTTGGTTTCTCCGGCGTGTGCTTATGAGTGGAATAAATGCAACAAGCATAATCATAAAGCATGAAAATCTCATCCCAAACGTCAGGCTGGGCATAGTCCATGTCTAGCGTAAGCAAAGAACGGTACTCCACAAAGCCATTTTTACGTCGACCGCTCTTTAGCTTGCCACCGACGAAACCTCCCACGTCTTTGCGGTCATCTTGTTGGCTTTTGTTCATTTTTCGGTACTCTTCCTGGGTTTCCGAAGTTTTCTGTGTGACTTCAACTGTTTCTAAAAACTGAGACCACTGCAACTCTTTGTTGGTCCATTTCTTCTCTTTTCGTGAATTGCCCGTGGCTATGGCAATAGGCCCATCATGCTCTAATTGATCCATACTTTTTAACGAACCTCCCTAGTCCTTTTTATAAAACTGAGCTTCAAATCCGGCTGCTCGTAATGGTAAGCCCTCCGCCCAACTTATCGGCTGGCCCATTATGTCGCACACTTCTTTGAGTGATCCCCTGCCCACGGGCGCGATGATAACCAACTCGTCATGTATATGCGTTGCGATCTTGTAACCAGCCTTATCGACCCGTAGCATGGCATCGGCAAGACAATCGCGAGCTACAGCTTGGGTAATATTCTCCACAAGCTTACCCCCATAGGTACTCATGCGGCACCATTGTCTATTCTCACCGATGCCCTCGTAGGAGATAGCCTCACGGCCGAATTTATTAAGCTCCATTTTGGGCTTGATGTAGGAGAGCTTTCGCCCTGATGGCAGGGTAATAAATAGGATTCCGCTTTCAACATGAAATTTCACATTACCCAATGCAGAGGGCTGTCTTTTACTGACTGCTTTCTTTGCAGCATTTTCAACGGCATACCAGTATTTGACGATATTGCTATTTGCCTGCCTCCACGCTTTTACCAGCCCGGCCAGCTCTTCTTCCTGAAGGTCCATATCTAAGGCCCCCATTGCTACAAGTGCGTTGACCCCGCCTTGATAGCCACAAGCCAAAGTTGCTACCTTACCCTTGGCTCGCATTTCATACTCCGGATTTCCTTTTATAATCCGCTCAAAAGGTGTGCTGAACATCCTGCTTGCTGTCATCTCATAAATCTTCCCGTGGCCTTTAAAGGTTTCTATGACCCATTTTTCCCCTGCAAGCCAGGCGATCACTCGCGCTTCAATGGCTGAAAAGTCCGCTACGATAATTCGTTGACCCTTTGGAGGAACAAAGGCTGTTCTGATGAGTTCAGAAAGCACACCTGGCACACTTTCATAGAGCATTTCTAAAAGGTCAAAGTTTCCTGCCTTCACAATGCCCCTAGCCAGTTCCAAGTCCGGAAGGTAGTTTTTAGGTAAATTATGGATTTGTATTAATCTTCCAGACCATCGCCCGGTCCGATTCGCACCGTAAAACTGCAATAGTCCACGCACATGGTTGTCCGGGCAGAGGGCTCTTTGAATCGCGTCATATTTTCGGATGGACGTTTTAGCCATTTCTTGCCGCAGTTGAAGTAACCTTTGGATCGCGCCTTCCGTGACACTCGCTAAGTCAGCCACGACCTTTTTGGATAAGCTCTCCACCTCAAGCCCGTTACCTAATAGCCATTCTTTGAGCTGGGCCACACTATTGGGATTGTCCAGCCCCGTCAGTTCTTTAGCTTCATTGAAGATGCACGTTCTGTAACGTTTATCACACCGGATGGCGTTTTTCACAAGTTCTGTATCCACCAATATCCCTCGATCATTGATCTGTTGATCGAGCACCCAAAGTATTTGTTCGTTGTCAGATATAGGATACTTCTTAAGCTTCTTTCTTATGGACTGTTCCACTTCAACGTCCCTCTTGCAATAGACCTTAAACGTTGCCCACTTCTCTGGTGCGTGAACTGGAAGATTTCTTGTTCTACCACCATTTACTTTAGTGGGCTTACATGGTATGGAGAAGTACCGGATCAGTGCCATGCCCTCCCCCATTTTCTGCTCTTCTAATTCCAGAACCTTAGCAACCCCGGCCAGATGGAGTGGAAGCCCTAACTCTGCCGCCTGTACCGCTGTGCAGCGCCAGGCACTGGGTGTGAGTGCTTGTTTGAGATATACCGATAAACAAATTCGTTCAAAATTAGCGTTAAAGGCGGTCTTAATTAGGCTCTCATCGGTTAAAGCCTTTAGTATTTCGGTTGGCAGCTGTTGGCCACTCGCAAGATCAACAATCTCGATTGGAGCATCATCAAAGGCATAAGCGAACAATAGGATTTCAAAGTCGGGGGCAGAGGTGTACGCGTACACCCCTGCTTTCTTTAATTCCACACTGGAAAATGTTTCGATATCGATGCCTAGAGTTTTCACGACAAGAAGTCGTCATCATCATAGGCTTCAAAATCATCCTCAGCTCTGCTGCGTCCGCCGAGTGGTTCTCCGTCAGCTAGCTTTTGCAGGTTCTGTAGGCCGCATGCGATACCCCTATTGCCATTGGTGTTGAAGGGATAAAAAGTAATGCTAGCCCTCCCATAGCAGCCGCTGTAGACTTCCGTGCTATCAAGGATGGGCTGGACGTTTTTGTCCACGATGTTAGGTTTTGTTGCACTGTTGGCGTTCACAAAATAACAGTTTTCATAGTTTTCGTCATCAGAGCGGTCAATATCTCCATCTCGGAGGGGCCGTTTAAAGCCAGCACCGCTTATGAACTTTGCCCCATGCTTTGCAATTCCTACCTTTTCAGCTTCTTTGATAGCCCCGTTTATTGTGGCAAGGGTTTCTTGATCCGTCTTAGAGATTACGAGGCTGACTGAGTATTTTTCGTCTCCCCCATTAATGCTCTTCGGTGCCCATATGTTACAAAATGAGAATCTTACTTTGCCAGTGATGACCTTAGTTGTTTCGTTCGCCATTTTTTTACTACCCCTTTATGATTTTATTACGAGCGGGCTGAGGTCTTTGAATTTCCTATAACCTCTAACCCGTTCCTCTTGCTACATAGTTGCAAACGCTCCGTATTAAATGGCATCTGCAAAATCACTCCTCGCTGAATCGAGTGGATTCCACTCATCATGCTTGTCCGACTCAACCACTAGCGAGGGTTTGCCCGGAGGTGCAATACATAAGCCTCCCAGTAGTTTCCTAAACTGCTGCTTGCCAAGGAGCTGTGTCATAGCCGTTATGCCGAGAAGATTCTTGGTATATATCTGCGTTTCGTCGTAGTCGCCAGTCGCCAACACTTGCTCTGCAATCTTGGCTTCATCCGTATATTTTCGTCGGCTTGTCCCCTCGATCAGTTTGTAGCCCGGCCACTTCTTACCGTTTATAGCTTCCTTTTCTGCATACTCCCAGACATCCTTGGCCCAAACTTTGAGCTCATTTGCTTGTGCCAAAACACTGGCCATCTCGTTCTCAGTAAGCAGGGCAGGTAGTTTAAAGTCCAATTGGTCGAGTTCTAAATTGGTATTGGCCCGCTCTCTGCATTGACTCCTTGCCCCGCAAAATCGGCAATGTTCACCAGAGACATAGTCGCCTTCACCCTTAAATGCAAGCTCTGCCTTAGGTTTTAACTCCGTCTCTGCCCACTTTATAAGCTCGTCCACTGATAGCTCAAAGGTAGATATACTGTCAAGTCTGGGCTGGCAGATTGTCATTCGTACCGTTTCGATGTCATACAAGAGGTCAAATATATTCAGTGCTCCTAGCGCATAAAGCATCATTTGGGTATTGTGTTCAGCCGACACCCTAACCCCTTTGCCAAATTTAAGATCCACAACATCGAGAATGCCGTCGGAAACAATAACGAGGTCGCCAGTTCCGAATCCATCCTGGGCGTAATGTGAGTAGTCCAGCCGCTGTTCAACAAGTGCTAGTGGATCACTTGACCTTGTTTTGGCCTCAGCTATCAGTTCACAGGCATAGCCTACATAAGCATCTGTGTAGAACTCTAGCTCCTTAGAGTCATACTTACTCTTTGGTTTTTTAGTTTTGATCTTAAGAAACTTGCGGAGCTTATGCTCAGACATTGCGTGTGCAGCAGTACCTTCCTCCGCAAAGGTGCTGGTTTTGTTTTCAAACGTTTCCTCTAATCGAACCGAGGGGCAGCAATTCAACCATCTGTGTGAGCTTGATGCTGACAGTTTTGCATGATCCGCCATTAAAGTTCCTCTGCGTCCTTTAACAATTCCCCGTACCTTGCGGGATCCACAGAGGTTAGCTTGTTTGCATCATACCGCTTGAAAAGTCCCTGGATTGCCGCTTTTTTGCCCTCCTGTGATTTGGCTGTGAGTACCGCTCGAACTTGCTCAAGCGTTACGGGTTTCTCCACTGTTTCGGGTCCCTTGATTTCTCCGGGTTGGTCTGATGCGATGGTTGGTTCTTCCTCCTGGGTATCACATACCTCGTTAGGTTTGGCTGCTGTGACCTGAATAGCTCTTTGCTTGTTTTCCAAAGCCTCCGCCAGCCTTATCAGTGCCGCGATTAAATCCTCAACGTATTTTATTGTGATTTTAAGTTCACTCATGTTGGTTTTCTCTCCTTTCGCATCGGTCGCTGAAGTATTGAATTGGGATACCTAGTCGCTCTGCTGCTTCTATTTCGGCTTGCATTCCTTTAGATATACTTGAGCCAAAAACCCAGATTTCAGCACATCGATACATAAGATCCAGACCCATTTTCATGCCTAACTCGCGTTCTTCTAAGATATTTTCGTCTAGAAACTGAACAAAGATCGTATGAGGCGAAATTGGAATAACTCCCTGCTTTACTGCAAATCGGCAGTAACCATTTGCTCGACTGATGTTCCTTTCGATGTCACCTCGAAGTGGCGAACATATATAGACTAATTTAATTAGATTCGCCCCCTTCAGTTAAACTCGCTACGCTTTCATTGGGAAATAATCTGAGCAGCCCGGCTAGGAGCTTACGCCCAGCATGCCGCCTTCCTGATAGGGCATTTGATAATGAGCCACGACCAACATTAATCAGGTGTGCAAGTTCGTTTTGGGTGATTCCTCGTTGCTGTGTGAGAGAGGTTATTGTTGCCTTGTTTAATTGCATGTTCCACCGTTCCTTCGTTCAATTTCTACCAGTCTTTTTGCTAAATCTTTTGAAACCACACTGATGGCCGTTAAAACACCTGCCATCTTCTCACGAGTCTCTTTGAGTTCTTTTTCGATCTCTTTTTTGTCCAAAATCCTCACCTCCAGTTTGTTTGAGAAAAAAGTCCTCTCATTACTTAAGGTGTTGAAAACGCCAAGTGGTCAGCTGTAAGTTATTCCATATTTACCAGCTTTCTTATTTTCGCTCCTTCGGAAACCCACCTTTTTCCATGATGAAATTCTTCACCATAGCCCTCTCACAAGCTATGGCATAGAAGTACGCAGTTTTCTAAAAAGTAATTTAGTAATTTTAGCCATTTATTGATTTATTCCCAGTTCTATCCATCAATCAATTTTCGTATTTTCCTTAAGGTTTTTCCCCTTCGGAGAAGCACTGTTGTTTTTGACACACCGACGCTCTTCGCATAGTCTCGTTCACTTTTTCCTTTGGCATATAGTTCTACCAGCAATTTCATTTCATTAGCCGTAAGCTTATCTAACGCAGATAGCAAGATTTCCAGCGTCATCTCACGTTCGGCAAGCTCCTCAGTACTGGCCGGCGGTGCACAAAGTTGTTCTTCAGCGGGATGCGCGGTCTCAGATAGTTCGTCATAAGATTTGTGAAGCCTTTTCTTCATCCTCTTGTGATATTTCTCACGCCGCTCCTGTTCGTAATATGCCTCATGAACTTCCTCAGTAACTGGCACTTTAATACCGCTGGGTAACATGATAAAATAACCCATTTCCTTACCCCCTATCGTTTTTTTGCATAAAAAAATAGCCGGATAACCGCCAATTTCTTGGCAATTATCCGGCTATTAGGTAGTTCTTCAAACTCCTCTTGCTCGGTATAATTAGGTGTAACTATTTAGTTCGATATATGCAATCTGCTTGCAGTTTGTGCATTTTATAGCTATTATGCCAGTTGATTTTCGCTGTATATCAAGTAAGCGTTTATTGCAAATGGGACATTTAATTTGTTTTGGCATCACATAATTCTTTCCTCCCATAATGAAGAATCGAGGATTTTGCTCTAACCAATCTTAAGAATTTTTACCAAATTTGCAGGATACATCAGATACCACTATAGGAACTTCCTGGGCATACACAATCGGCAGTATCTTTACTCTATCTGTGTTACGTTCCACCGGGCCCCGATATGGATTGCTAACATAATTGCATAAATTTTCACCTACTTTCGGGTATTTATGTCTCTAAATAGGCACAAGATAATATCAGCCTTAAAAGTGTCCGCCGGATTTAATTATAGGTTGAAATATCCTTCCGCCTTACTGGTCTATAAATTGATAATACACTTAAACTTGTCCGAATTATGTAGTATATTGGAGGAAATTATGGATATAAAGCCCAACCTTGAGAATCCCGAAAGAATTCAATTGCTCAGGCAATTTGACGCTGGACAGTATCTTAAACAGTTTCGTGGCAAACGAACCTTAGCAACAGTTTGCAAACGGCTCGGGGTATCCACATCCTATCTGTCGGATATAGAGCGTGGGAAAATGCCCTCTGACCGATTCATGGGGGTTTTAGCCGAATTTTACGAGATCGACGAAGACGAGTTGTTTAAGTTATGGGGAAAAAATCCGACGCTCGCTAAAGATGAGATTATTAATAACGCTACTCTTCAACGGACTTTAAGGGAGATCAGCAGAAATACTAGGTTGACCGATGAAAAAAAAGAAGAGTTGTACGATGAGATTTATAAAACCTATCTAAGGTTTTCTGAAAAGTTGGCACAAGAAAAAGATGGAGGAGAATCATAATGGAATTTCTATTATCTGGTATTATGCAATTTTTGGAACGTACCTTTGGGTATAATACTGCGATAAGAATTAAAGATTGCTTTGATTTTTTTGACGGCGTAATTTTTGGAGCCTTGATCTTACTCTGGCTCGTGGGTAAGTTTTACATGGAAGTTTATCGTGATGACAAGCTCCCTAAGGATGTCGCCATCATGTGGGTTGAAAAATCGGGTGTCTTGGGACTTGCTTCGAACCCTAAAAGTGTTGTCGAGACGGTCGAAGTTTTCATCGGCTACTTAGTTCTTAAGATATTTCGTAAAAAGTCCTTGCAGCTTAAAAAATTACGGGTCATAACGGCCATACTTTTGATCAGTACGCTTCTTATTTTTTTAATAGGTATGGTGGAGTCCATGTACCCGTACTTCCCCCATGATGGACACCCGTTACCTTAAAAAACAAAAACCCGCTAGTTTGATAGCGGGTTTTTAGCGGAAATGCTGGACACCAAATCCAACAACATTTTGACAGTTGGATGAGACAGCTCGGTGCCCATGCAACGAAAATAGGCTCAGTAGTATTTAACTGCTGAGCCTATTTCTAGTGCATAATCGCACCTCACCTTAGATACCGAATCCAGCAACATTCATTCAAAGCCGCCGGGTGCGTTTGGACTGGTTTATTGGTGGCGGTAGGATTCACCCATAAATATATGAATAAACGAAGTAGGGAGAGCTTAACTCTCTCCATTTTCATCTTATTCCACGGAAACAATTTACAGGTATTCATTTAAATCTCGAATGGCTTAAGGACTCCGTCAATCTGACCCTGGCATCGAAAGAGTATCATTCTGTTGCCAGCTAGCTTCTCTTCGGCCGTTGGTATTATCTGCTCGATTTTGACTGTTTCGCCTTCGAGTTTGAGAACACAATTTATTTCCTTAGAACTAAATTACTAGTTTAGCTAGGATCTGTCAACTAGAAAATAAAAGGATTCTTAGCGTTTCGATTAGAGTCATAAGTGTACCGAAAATGAATAGATCATTTGGGTTTTCATGGTGTTGTGGCCCCTTTTACAAAACAAGAGTTCATGATGTCTACTATTCTGCTCTGTAAGAGAGCTTTTCTTGCAGCGGTTTTGGCAATGGCCTTTTCCTCTATCTGCAAACTTCATGAATCTCTAAAATCCAGAACCGATTTTCTACTGATTAACTTAACTTTTTAAGTTTCACATTTTTAATTCCACTTATAATAATCTCTTCCTGCATTTTATTATTGCAAATATTTATCTGTATGTCGTTATATTTTTCATATTTTTCTACAAACTCATAATATCCATGTGACTTGGTATCAGTTAACCCAGAGATTCGATAATCTTTAAATTGCAATTCTATATACACAGAAGATTTTTTTTCTTCAATATAAACTGAGATATCATTACTGAATGTTACAAATCTTTTGGGGTCAATAAAATTAATTAATTCAACTCTTTTTTGAATCTCTTGAATTGTTTCTTGAAAATCATCATTATTTCCATAAACCTTACCCAGAAATGGAAATAAACAACTTGTATTTCCATTTCTAATGGGAATACAACCAATAAAAATATAATCCTGATCGCTAGGAAGTTTTAGTGAAATTACTTCATTATTATTCAGAAATAAATTAACTGTATTTGAATCAGCCAATTCGAATAGTAAACTCATAGTTCTTTCCCATCCAATGTCGATAATCAGTATTTTGCCCTTCAAATTGTTAAACAATCTTTTTTTATTATTTTTTAACCATTTGCTTAAATAAATTACACCTTCCTTAATGTTCTTATTCTCAATAAAACTTAGGCCTGCACCAAATAAAGCCTGGTCATTTTTATAATCAATCTTTAAACATTCACTAAAACATATGAGAGCATCATCTAAATCTCCTAAATACCTTAAAATCTCACCTTTTACACTTAATGCTTGATGGCATTTAGGATCAATTCTAACAGCTTCATTTATATGATAGAGTGCTTTTTCATTTAGGAGCCCATCGAAATAAGCTATTGCAATATTCAAATGTGCTCCCAAATTATCATTATCTATCTTTATGCACTTATTGAACTGATCAATTGCAGCACTTCTTTCTCCCTTTACGAGGTACACATATCCCAAATTATGGAATACCTCTATGGTAGCTTTTATTTTTGAGGCTTTTTCTAGGTTCTTTATTGCTTGACTATATTTGCTCTTTTTTCCTAAGCAGGTTCCCTTTATAAAATAAGCATCGAAGCATTCTAAATTTATTTTTAATAACTTATTACAGTAGTCTATAGCCATAGAATGCTTATTCATTTCTTCTGATAGCATAGCACAAGTAATTAACATATATTCTGTTTCATATATGCTTGCTAATGGAATAAATATCTCAAGTGCTTTTTTATAATTATGGTCTTTAATATAATCTTGAGCTGATTTTATTTTTTCATTAGGTTTGTTTAATAAATTGTATCCATCACCAAAAATCTGTTCATTTTCATATTTAGAATATTCTAGTAATGAATTAATGATTTTGTCATGTTCTTTTAAAGGATCTAGATATTCTGATAGCTTTCTTGTTATTTTCCCGAAATCATTGATTTTAAGATATATAGCGTTGAACGCCTCTTTTGATAATTCTAAAGTGAATCTATAACTAATAGTTTGTTGTTGTGTGCTCATAATATCAATATCCGTGCCTACGCAATATCTACAAATATTCACAACCCAATCCCAAAGGAAAGTATTTTCACTTACAAGGTATATTACAAAAATGGAATTGGGTTGATTCATTAAATAATTCAAAGTCGTTATTGATACTGGAAAACTGAAGCTTCCATCTACGTTTCTTATAGCATTAAATACACTTTTCATCTGTATATGAGTTCTAAAATTAGTTACCAGACGCTTCTCTTTTCTTAGTTCTAATATCAGATCAATACCATAATCTCCTCCTGTTTCATTTCTAATTAAGAACTTATCCTTTGGTACCATATTTCTAAACTTATCAATACTTTCTTCCTCTTGATCATAAGTTTCTAGTCTTTGAGGCAAATTCTCCTTCATCCTTATTCCTCCATACAAATAATATTTGGTTTTTATAAAATTTAATTTAATGAACCCACTATTAACTCACGATCACCTAATCATCTCACAATATTCCTGCGAAGTAAGGGGAAACCTGACCCATGAAATAAAAAAAGCCCCACCGTTTCCGATGAGAGCCATAATTAATTTTTCTTATCTGTCAAATCACTATTCCAAAAAGCGATGCGAGGGAAGCCATTGCACCAACGATTCCAAGAATGTTTGTCATTAAACCAAAAACTTTTTTCACTTTAGTTTTATCGTTATTCTTGTATGATTCTTTTAAATCTTCGGCAAGATACGCCGCTTGCTCTCTTGAACCTTTATCTTTGATTTGTTCGATTTCAGTTTTGAGTTCACTAAATATTTTTTCGAATTCTTCTTGATTTTCTCCAAAACATTGAACCGCATTATCACTCTGGATAGCTATACCCTTTTCTAAGTTCGATTGATTAAAACTACCATTAATAATCCTATTTTCCACTGTCAGATTCACCACCCCGCCTTTTTCTACAATAAGTCCTCTGCTCAGAAGATCAAATACTGTTGGCTCCCCTTGGCTGGAAGTTGGGGCACTATATTGCCTTAGGCTACTATCGAGATTTTTTTTTTAGCGTATTCACGAAATCCGTCCTCAAATTCAAATACGATCATCAGGTTATCCGCCGTAGGGTAGTACTCTTCCCCGCATATTTTGCATGTGAATGAGTCCTCTCCATCTAACTCTTCCTCTAAGGGAAATACTGATCCTTTATCATTTGATGAGCATAGTAACATTTTTCTAGGTATGAGCACAGTTCCCTTTTTGCTCATCAAATATTGTAATACATCTTTGTAGTATATGTTAGCTAAGCCAATTGCATTTAGAACATTGCTTACCGTAAAGTTGTCAATCCGAGAAACATTCGCTGCCCACGATAATAATACATCTTCTATTTCATACATATTTGGCAGCATCTTAATCACCTCGCTTAAAATTTTACACCGAAAGCATCTAGACACTTAGGCATAGATCGCCAACTTCAGCCATAGCCGCGACCTCATTTTGAGCAGTATTAACTTCGGCATTTTCTCCATTTCCCTGTTCTCTTAATGATTCCATATATACTTTAATAAATGCGTCTAAGATCAAATCTATTACACTTTCAGTTATCGAAGATTTGAATTTAAACCCGCCTTTGGTAATATTAATTTCAATGACAACATCCAATCCTATTGAAGTTATTGGATCCTCATAACGAAAACTACATATTTCATCCATTATATCATCAGTAGGTATTCTTAGGTTGGTACTAATGGAATTTATTATACCACAAAAGATAGGGTCGTTTCTGAGATCAACACCATCACCTGCGTTGAGTCTTAGACTCCCGACTGAGCTGGGAATTGATATTTTAGTTGAGGTTAACTGTGCCTGTAATAATTCAGATATTCTCTTGGCTTGTTCCTTGGTAATACTTGTTAACCATTTCCATTCACATTGGCTATCATCCGCATATCCTAGAATATTTTTTATAAAGTTCAAGTAATCCTTTCGATAGGAATAAGCACATCTAAGCTCAACTACTCCATCAATAAAATGCACCACAGCAGAAGTAAGATGAGCATATGATCCCTGAACAGTTTGATAGCCATTTTGTCTGACGTTGGGTTTTTCCTCCACCATTCTAATAAAAATATCCGATCCATCTTGAATTAATCCACATATTTGTATAGCTCTTTGAAGGGGAGGATTCCACATAGTCCCTACCTGATCTGCACGCATAACGCCTCTACTTATTAATCCAGAAACAAATTTTTCTGGCGTTTTGGACAAATCAGGAAATGGCATATCTGGCTTGCAAATTGTGAGTGCGCTTACATTTCCTGCAAACCTATATTCTTTTTCTAAGTGGTTCACTTCTTTTGTACAACCACTAATTATTAGATCATCAATTATTTCGGTAAAAAGTCTTCCATTGACTTTAATCTTTTTTGTTTTAGCCAATTGTCTTATAGTTTTAGGAGGAATGTGGTACTCAGACATGACTGCACCTCGTTTCTGAGCTCGTCTCGTTTAAACTATATCATACTGAACGTCATAAACATGTCGAAAATCGCCGTTTGTCGCTCAATTATAGTTATCTCCACTGGAACACAAAAAAGTCCCATCCACATGGAGTCTATGTCTATTTATGCCGATTGCTGAACAGGATCAGCCTCCGGCTGGAGAACTATGTCTTGTTACAGCATCGATGGATCTGTTGTTGGTACTACTGGAACTGCACCCTTCTGCTTCATAACCCACACACCCGTTCCAGTAGTACCGCGAATAAACCGCTATGTCCTACTAGCATTTTATTTACATTTCTAGGTATTAGGTTAAATGATGGGGAATTATCAAATAAGCCTTAAGGGAATCATGCACAGAATGTCAATTTGTCTGCCAATTCTCCATTAAAATGACTACATATAACAATTATTACCTGTTTTTACACCTCTAAAGAGAACGGGGTAGCATAATGCTGAGGGCTCTTTTTAAAGGCTCAGTAAACTTTTCTATAGTCTTATAATCCTTGGCGAAAAAGGTGATTGAGGTCAAAAAAGATCCCTACACCACAATAGTGTAGGGGGTGATCAAATTGTATATATCTTTTACCTCAGTGCAAAATCATATTTCTGAATAAAATACATAACCACGTTAGAAACCACTATGAAACTAAATACCAAATTGGTCAACCACAGCACCCTAATCACGCTCAACTGGTTCTTAATATTCCTCTTTGCGACATGAATTAGATAGATACAAACTAAGGCCACTCCAATCAATTTGAAATAATGAAGCGCATTATTGCCGACAAAATAATCTGCTATTGGATTGCCTTCCACTGCCCCATGGCTTATTGCTAACATGGTAGTGGAATAATCCACGATGTTTAATATGCAGAAAAGTAACAGTAGCTTATATACTTTTTTCAGAGTATTACCCCCAGTCAATGGCACTTATTCAACGTCACTACTTCGAACAAATCGACGAAGGTTAGCATCCCACATCCATGTTGATTGATCTTTGGAATTGTTGCTCAGAAAACTGGTTAAAACATCATGCTCTGATTCTATCAAAGCCGTCTCAAACCACTCTTCGAGGGATATATTAAGCGATTTGCAAACCGCTTCTAATCGAGCTTTGACCTTTGAATCTGCTGGGAAAGCTATGTACATTATGATCACCTCTTTATTTTCATCCGTCCCCTACTTTGCTGTTTCAGCATAAATCATTTTTACCCAACTACAGGAATTACGGGTTTCTGCGTACACCCTCCATTATTCCTAATTCCTTTACTCCTCAACTAGCTCCCAATCCTCAGAAAGATCTTCTAATCTTAATATATACGGAATACTTCCTTTACCTTCTATATGCATTGCAAAATAAGGTAGGTTATATTTGCCGCTAATCCAAAAGGTAAATACTTGTGGAAAGTAAAACATAACTTTTTGATACCTTTCAATAAGATTGATGTCCAATTGTGTTATATAGTTTGCATCATGAGTGATTTTGTGCCTTTCTTGTATTATTTCATTGAATAACTCTTTCCAATTGTCTATTGAAATATTTAGACAAAATTTTCCTATCTCATCTTTTTGGTGATTGTAAAATGGCAATACAAAATTTCCAATATTATCGAAGAATTCTTCCTCAATAATCATTGGTTTAAAGGCATATTCAATATCCCTAATGTCTTGAAAATTGAAATATTCACTTAAAATATCATCAATTTCGATTACTACATTAGAAATTGGATTTTTCATTTTTAAACTGTACGTAGTTATAATGTTTTCTTTAAATCTGGCATCAATTCTTACAATAAATGAAAATACATCTCTTAGAAATGTTTCGCAAATACTAACCAATGAAATAACATGCTGCGATAATCCCATCCCTCTTAACTCATCATCTTTACAGTTATCTCTTATAAAAATGAACAGAGCATAACTTCTATAAAAATTTCTAATAAAATTAGAGGAAAACCCTTTTACTTCACCCCTTGACAGTCTTTTTGAATCTAGTTCAATCAATAATTTATTCTTAATAATTCTAGTAAGCCTCATGTGAATCGCCTTTCAAATTTAATTTCATAGATTTGTCAACCCACACAGCACATCCCTTAACTACCCCAGGGCTTCTTTACCAAGCCGTTACACCCTTCCCTAATCTGGGAATGATCAAAGCGGGTTATTTAGGAATGTCATACTTTGGTTCTTTATCATTCCAACTAACAAGGCTAAGTTCCTTAGTCCATCCTTTTGCTGATTAGATGTTTGTCACTATTCTTCTTGCATCACGAGTTCTCCACGAAAAGCCTTTGCGTAGATCACTTTTTCTCCTCGTGCCAGCAGATCTTTGGCGTTTTTATATCGCTGTTCAATCTTGTCTACCCATGTAAACAGTTGATCAATTCGGCGGACAATTTCTTCTTGTTCGGGAATTGGGGGAAGAGGAATGGGGTATGGTTCAAGCGTTTCGAGCTTGATATTTGGCTGACCACCACCAGCATATGATACTTGTCTAATATCTTCTTTTACGCTCCGTAAATAGTATTCAACATATTTATTTCCAGCTTCCGTGCCCGTTTCAATCCCAACTAAGCTATCAGGAAAACACATGTCATATGACAGAATGCCTGTGTTAGCGATAGTAGCACCAACTATTGCTATTACAACAGTCCCTTTTGAAAACATTTTGCTTACACCTAGCCCCATTTCATTTAATGTTTGTGTATGATTATTAACATAACCTCCTTCTTTTGGCAAATTACCGATTTGAATAAAAGGATATTTTCCATTAAAATATCTTGGGTCATTTCTTGGCCTGATTGAAAAACGACCTCTTGAACAAGTTGAATAATTTGATAAAGCCGTCCAGCACCAATTATCAGGCAATTCACATTCTATTTTTTTAATATAATCAATGCCAATGTCTATTGATTTTATTTTTTTATAACTATTTAATCTCTTTATTGAAATTTCTTTTATTAATTCTTGTGAGTTTCTGCACTCATGTTCATCACGCCAATCAGCAGTCAGCCGACCCGAACAGGCAGAAGACAGAACACTTTGACGAAACTGCTTTAATATTGCGGGGATTTTGTCCAATTGCTTCTTAGTCTTACTTATTTTGCCAAGTAGCAGATCTAACCGCTCCACAATTCTCTTTTGCTCCTCAAGTGTTGGGGGGAGGGGAATAGATGTCCCACTCGCAAAGGATTTGTTGATACCACCTTGCGCGGATCCTTGAAAGTTCTCTAATATTCTTTGTTGACCTTCATAGCTAAATAAATAATGAAAAATATATTTAACATCATGCTTTTCATTAACTCGACATACGAAAACATGTTCATTGACAAAAGCAAAATCAAAGGGAAAGTCCTTGTCAACAAAGGCTGTTTTCCCAGTTGTTGCTCCGTCTTTTACTATTAAAATGTCATGAAGCTGAATTTTACCTTTGCTCATGTGGTTTGCAAATTCAAGTGGAACATATTTGATATTAGAAAAATTGAATCCACCTGAATAAGTTAAATGCTCGCCACCTATACTTGGAACTCCATCAGGAATTCCTCTCACTCCGCCTTTAGGCCGTGAGCCCGATTCATAGCTAAGTAAAACCTTATCCAGAGATATTTCACTCCACCCCTTGGGTAACTCACTCATCCCCATCACCGTCCAGCAGGGCAAACACCTCATTCATGTCACATAATATACCTTCAAATTCTCTTATAGCTTCCGCAATGAGCTCGGTCGGCTCGGGTAGGTTTTCACGGTCCTCAATGCTGTCATCTTTAAGCCATGTTATATCAAGTTTATAGTTACGCTCTTTAATTTCACTAATGTGAAAACTTCTAAAACGCCCTTCTTCCCCTAAATTTTTTCTTTCACTTCTACCATTGGGATCTCTACCATAACATTTTTCAAACTCTACAAAATGTTCTTTTGTCAGAGGTCTATCTTTTTTTGTTATGCCTGGCACGTTTGAGCGACCGTCATATATCCATACATTTTCTGTTGGCAATCCCTTTTGAAAGAATACCACATTTGCCTGAATTCCTTGGCTGTAGGGAGTAAAGGTTCCTCTTGGTAACCTTAAAACGGTATGTACATTGCAATCCTGCATTAATATTTTGAAAACCTCTCCTGCTTTATCCCCAAACAAGCAGTTGTCGGGCAACACAACAGCCGCACGTCCGCCACGCTTTAGTGTGGTTAAAACATGTTGTAAAAAGTTTAGCTGCTTATTAGATGTTTCTATGGTGAAATCCTCTCGTACTGGTGCTTGAGAAGCGCCCTTTGATCCAAATGGGGGATTAGTCAAAATGCAATCAAACCGTTCGCCACGATCAGGCTCATATATGGTATCACCTAAATGTATATTTGGATCAAGCCCATGAAGATATAAGTTCATTAAAGCAAGCCTGCGAGGTCTTGCAACCAAGTCTTGTCCATAATAGGTAGCGGAGTGTATTTTTTTTACATCGGCTCTATCCAGTGCGCCGCCTGTTTCATCTATTAACCATTCATAGGCATACATCAAAAAACCACCTGTGCCACAGGCAGGATCACTTATTTTGAAATCCTTTGATACTCTTGGGTCTGGCTTCATTACCCTTGCAATAGACTGGATAAGTACACGAGGTGTGAAAAATTGCCCAGCACCTTTTTTGCCCTCGGCGGCTGATTTTTCGAGTAGTCCTTCAAAGGCGGCACCCTTGACATCAACCTCCATGGCTGTCCATTCTTCCTTATCTATCATATTGATAACCTGCTTTAGATTGACGGGGTTATTAAAGCGTGGCATTGCTCCGTTAAAAATATCGCCCAGTATCCCTTGCTGTTTTTTAAGGGTATTTAAAACATTGGTGTAATGCTCTAAAAGCTCGCCGCCTGCTTTAGGTTTCAGGGTATCCCAATCGCAGGGGATCTCGGTGATTTCCCCTGCTTCATCGGTTATTTTGTAAGAGGGGATTGCAATTTCTTTTTCATTTGACATCTTTAGAAACAGCAGATAGGTAAGTTGTTCAATATAATCGCCATAATCCATACCATCATGTCTCAGTGTGTGACAAAACCCCCACAGGGTATTTACTATATCAGACATTTAGTTTCTCCTTTACTAATTACGATGCAATAAGCTCATTAATCTCCATAATAAGCTTATCAAAATCACCATTGAATATTTTGCGTGCTTTTGCTTTGCCGCCTTGACGTGTAAAAACTGGCATTAGCTCAAAATCCTCAATATCAATGGTTAGATTTTCAACAAGATGCTCACGAATTAACTCTAGCCACTTAATTTGTTCTGGAGTAAAGTTTTGCTCACTGAGTATTTTACGCATAACACGCTCAACCCGCTCCTGTGCTGTGTATATGGGCGCTTCCTGTGTTGCACTGTGCTTAACAATGGAGATAATATCAGCAAGAGCTTTACTATAAACAATGTGATAAGCTTTCTGCAGGTCAGTTTCTAAAAACTTATTCTTTTTAAGCATATTTCTGAGATCGTTAAGCGTGTCGGTCTTCCACTCCTTTGGTCTCTTCAACAGAATCTCAATGGCATCAATCTGTTCTGGATTTTCTCTAACAAATCGTTCAAAAGAAACAAGATAATCCTCGGGCTTAACATACTCCTCACCAATGTGAAAAACCCACTCGGAGGATACATTATCAACAACATCATAACCGATTATAAACGAACTTTGTCCTCTTGGATAGTTAATAAGCAACTCTTGAAATGTTTTGTCTCGCAATAGCTTCATTGTTGCAGTGAAATCACTAATTATCTTTTTCTTTAGCTCTCCTGCTAATTTGCCAATATCACCATCGTCTATATATTGCGAAAACTTTTCACGAGCTTGGCCGCTCATGTTCTTCTCAATGCGGCGTAATCGTTTAACTAGAACATTGGCGTTGTATTCTCTATCGTTGTTTTTATAGATGTTTTCAATAACCTGTTCAAGCGAAACAACGTCTTTCTGCGGTGGCTCAATTGTGAATTCAGTAGTGTTCTTGAAATATTCAATCAAGCTACCATCAAAACAGTCAAATATTGTGAAATGTGTTTTATATATTTCTGGACATAGTCGAGTGCCACGCCCGAGCATCTGTGTCCATAATATTCTTGATTTAATTGGGCGCATAAATACAATATATTCAATGGCAGGCACATCAACACCTGTGGAAAGCATGTCAACTGTAACCACGATTGCTGGATTAGGGCGGTTTCTAAACTCCCTAATCCGTTGAAGTGGGCGGTCAACACTTGGACTTCCTGTAATTTTTGCCACAAAATCATCTCCACGATTAAAAACCTCACGACAAATTCTGACCACCTGGTCAGCATGAGAAGCATGTTGTAAATCATTCACAGCAAAAATAAGCATTTTCGGAAAGTGTCCGGTTTCTTCCTCATGCTTAGCAGCATATTTCGCAAGCTCTTTTATGATTTTTTTGTTGCTGTCAGGGGCAGTTATCTTGCTTTCGATTTCAGATGATGAATATTCTCGTTCGTCTTCCAGCTCATCATGAACAACATTTCCTGTTGTTTTGTCTACCAGGCCTACATGCTCACCTTCACGCAAAAACGCACCGTATATTTTTACATCAGATTTAATTTTCACAGCTTCATATTCAACCAAGTAGCCTTCTTCTATGGCTTGTTCGGTTGTGTACCTATACACAACCTCATTGAATAAGCTTAGAGAATGTGGGGCTGGAGTTGCAGTTAATCCGATCTTTACAGCATCAAAATATTCGAGTACATTACGCCATGTCGAAGTTTCCTTTGATGTGTAGCCTCTGTGACACTCGTCAGCGATTATCATATCAAAAGTATGAATTGGAATGTCAAGGGTGCTACTATCAGAAATATTTCCCTCAAGGGCCATGCTTTCAGCTGAAATTGCATCTTTGCCATATAGGTTCATAGCCATTCTTTGAATGGTACATACATAGACAAAGGTGTGTTCTACTCCCGGCTTTGTCAGATATTCATTTGGCAGCACCTTTGAGTTAAATGGCTCGTCATCGCCAAAATCTTCTTTTCTGAAGGCTTGACTATATACCTCATACTCAGTATCAAATTTTAATCCTGTAGGAGTATCAAAGGAGGAAAAAGTTCTTACAGCCTGTGCCGCAAGTGCTTTCCGATCAACCAAAAATAGTATCCTCTTTGCAGTTCCAGACTTCAGAAAGCGATATATTTGAGAAACAGTTAAGAAGGTTTTCCCTGAACCTGTTGCCATTGCAATAAGCATTTGACGTTTATTGTTTATTAATGCCTTTTCTGTATCAATAATCGCCTGCTCTTGATATGGCCGAAGTTTGCTGTTTTCCTTAATAGGAATGCCACTTAATTTATTCAGTGCTTTTTGATAATCTCTATTAAACAGCTCATTCATAGCTGCTGGGGTATGATAATCACAGATTTCTCTGCGAATATTCCTGCTATATCTAATATCTAAAAACCATATTTTTTCCCCATTAGATGAGTAGAGAAGGGGCACTCTGTAACCGTCCCAATTACCAGCACCATCGACTGCGCCTCTTGAGTATCTTTTTGACTGACCAAGCACTTCTTGGGGATTAGTAGATACTTTTTTTGCTTCCATAAAACCTAAGAGCTGTCCGTTAACAAAAAGTGCATAATCCGCAGGACCGGTAGCGGTTTCATACTCATAAACAGCATGGTTAAATAAGCTCGCTTTATCGATTATTGATTTGTAGGTAATAATCGTCCAGCCAAGTGAAACAAGCTTTGTGTCTATTCTCTCTTTGCGAGTTTTCCACTCTAATTCTTTATTCTGATCAGTCAAATATAACCCCACCATTTCTGATTAGAATTATTAACCATTCCATTTCTGATTGTAGTAGATTAGTCATTGTTGGACAGCCCATTGATTGATCCCTACTTCTGACATAACTCTCGCAAAGTACTGAAATATATGTAGTCATACTCAATGCAAAGCATCTTAAGTATTCCAACGTCTTGGCATTTCACTTGAGCCATATTAATCTACCATATAAACCTTATTATAGCATTCAGCTGGGCAAATTGTGATCAATCTATTTTAATGTAGCCCACTAGCTGCCATATGCAGGAAATCATTTAATGTGCAATCAAATAACATTTTCATAATTCTATTTTGTATCAACGGTTCACCAATGGAATTAATAATATATAACCACTCATTTTTTTGTTTCTCAGTTATGTCTTCAGAATTATATTCATCAATCAATGAAATAACTTCTTTTATTTTGTTAGTTGCAAATTCACCCATGGTGGATGTCATAAAAAATCCATCTTTTAAAAGCGTATGGATATTTGCCCCAAATGTGTTTAGTTTTTGTTTTATAGGTTTACAATATCCGTCACTATATTTTTCTAAATATATAATATTGTTAGATTGAATGTCAGATAAAATAAATGGGGAATGTGTTGAAATAACAACTTGAAATTTCTTGTTTTGCTCACTAAAATTACTTAAAAAAAGTATCAATTCATTAATAAAATTTCTTGCAAGCTCAGGGTGTAACCTTGCCTCTGGTTCATCTAACAAAATAATATACTTCTCCTTGGAAGGCGTAAGCATAAAAACCTGTTCATATAATGAAGCATAAAACCCTAAATATGCATTTTCTCCATCGCTTAGATTCTCAATAGAATAATTATCGAAGAAACGATTAAATGCTGAATCAATCTCATTTATGTTACTTGATACCTTTTCATCAACCGTATGTGAACGTCAAGTAGAAATGAACAAATTTCGGTAATTAATATTCAACACCTAGTATATTCCATAAATGGAATGTGGGTGATCTATTTTATGATACATGATCGGTTTTTGCAGGTGAGAATTCCCCA